CTTAGAAATGGCAATGCGTCCTAAGAAGAAAATGCGGGCTGGCGGCATGGTTAAGAAGATGCGCGGCGGTGGAATGGTAAAAAAGATGCGCGGTGGTGGAATGGTTAAGAAGATGCGCAAAGGCGGAATGGTAAAGAAGAAGTAAGATGGCTGTATCTGGAAGCACAGATTTTGAGCTTGACGTAGCCGAATACGTTGAAGAAGCCTTTGAGCGTTGTGGACTTGAGGTTCGTACTGGTTACGACCTTAAAACCGCTAAACGTTCTTTAAACCTGTTGCTTGCGGATTGGGCAAACCGTGGGTTAAATCAGTGGACTATCAAACAACGTTCGGTAACGTTGGTTGTTGGAGATGGTGCGTATGATCTGGGAACGGACGTTATTGACGTTCTTTCGGTGGTTGTTCGGAGAGATGGGACGGATTACTCTCTTGAACGTTTAAGTCGCGATGAGTTTTTAAACATACCGACAAAGACAACACAGGGCCGACCCAATCAGTTTTTTTTAGACCGCCAACTTACACCAAGTTTAAAAATTTGGCCTACTCCTGAAAACACTACAGATGTCGTTATTTATGATGCCTTAACCCGTATAAATGATGCAGATATTTACACAAACACGATGGACCTGCCTTTTAGGTTTTACCCCTGTTTGGCTGCGGGTTTAGCTTATTACATTGCCTTAAAACGAGCGCCTAATAGAGTTCAGCTTTTAAAAGCAGTTTATGAAGAAGAGTTTGATCGCGCGGCTACCGAAGACCGTGATAGATCTTCGTTTAATGTTGTTCCGAAACACGAATATTATAGAGCAGGTTAATGGCTAAATTTGCTTCAGGAAAACACGCTTATGCTATCTCGGATCGAAGTGGTCAGCGATACCGTTATCGTGATATGAAGCGAGAGTGGAATGGTCTTCTAGTTGGTCCGGATGAATACGAACCAAAGCACCCACAATTGGGTCCGTTTAGAAAAGTAAATGATCCCCAAGCGTTAAGAAATGCTCGGCCTCAGTCTAAAAACCCTGTAAGTAAGTTTTTAGTCGTTACTACTAACGGTATTGTTTACTTGGGCAATGGAAACTGGTCTACAACCGCAGGGGCGGAGTTGCCGTCTGAGCTTGAAAACACAACAGAATTAGTAGGTTCTGTTGGGACAGTTACGGTGGTGATCGCATGAGTTTTACATATGCTCAATTAAAAACTGCAATACAGGACTACACTGAAAACGACGAAACATCGTTCGTGACTAATATCCCTGTTTTTATTAGATTAGCTGAAGAACGCGTTCTCAAGAATGTTCAACTTAGTTTGTTTCGAAAAAACGTCACAGGAAGTTTGACGATTAACAATCAATACTTGGCGATGCCTAGTGACTTTTTAAGCCCCTTTTCGTTATCGTTTGTAGACGGAAACTCTGAGATGCAGTTTTTAGAGTTTAAGGATGTTGATTTCATTCAAACATACAACCCTAATTATGTTACAACGGGAAGTCCTAAATATTACGCCGTTTTTGATGTCAGTAATTTTATCTTGAGCCCCACTCCGGATGCTTCTCGTGCGGTTGAATTGCATTATTTTTATCGCCCCGCAAGTTTAACTTCGGGAGCCGATTCTGGAACAACATGGTTAAGTGAAAATGCTGAACTAGCTTTGCTTTATGGAAGTTTAGTAGAGGCTTACACTTACATGAAAGGTGATTTAAACCTTATGCAGCTTTATGAAAAGCGTATGGTTGAGTCTTTAGGTCGATTGAAAAATCTGGGCGAAGGTCAAGAAACCACAGATCAATACCGCAGTGGAACACTTAGGATACAACGAACATGATTCCTGAATTAAAAATATCCGAAGATTTTGGCATTGAAGTGCATACGTCTTCAAATAGGGGTTTTTCTCCAGAAGAAGTTGCACAAAGATGTGTGTCTAAAATTGTAAATGTGGCGGACAGCGCTCCTCCCGCAATACAAGATCAAGCTCGTGTATTTGAACGTCAGATAGCGAAAGTTGTAGAGTTTTATTTACGAGAAGCTATCAAAAGTGACAGAACTACGGTATATAATGCAATTACAGACGCAGGGCACCCAGAACTTGCGGAACTTATAAGGAGACTGTGATATGGCCTTTAGCGGCAATTTTATGTGCACCTCATTCAAGAAAGAACTCTTGTATGGTGCCCACGACTTAGCGAACGGTGCGGATACACTGAAGCTAGCGTTGTACACAAACAGCGCATCTTTTAACGCGGCAACTACTGCGTATACCACCTCTAACGAAGTTAGTGGAACGGGTTATAGCGCAGGCGGCGGAACGCTTACAAACGTGGACCCTACTTCTTCGGGCACGACAGCGTTGACAGATTTTTCTGATCTGACCTTTTCGACTGCGACGATAACTGCTCGTGGTGCGTTGATCTACAACACCACTCCAAACACGACTTCGATTTCTTTGACGAATCCGACAGTCGTTGTGTTGGATTTCGGTGGAGACAAAACGTCTACAGCGGGTGATTTCACAATCGTCTTCCCAACTGCTGATTCGAGTAACGCTATTATTCGCATAGCCTAAACCATTTAGGCGACCGAAATGGCACTTATTGCAGGTTGGGGTCGAGGCACATGGTCTGAAGGGGCTTGGAGTAGCCCTCTTACTGTAACAGTTACGGGTGTATCTGCTACAGGACAGGTCGGATCGGTAACGGTAGCGGGCGCAAGTGATGTGCCTGTTACTGGAGTCGAGGCCACAGGAAATGTTGGTTCTGTTTCTATAACAACAGAAGCAAATGTTTTCCCAACAGGTGTATCTGCTACGGGTCAGGTTGGAACTGCGGTCGCTTCGGCGGCTGCGAATGTTTCTGTTACGGGCGTTTCCTCCACAGGAGGTGTCGGCTCTGTTTCTGTTACGGCGGCTGCGGGCGTTTCTGTTACGGGTGTTTCCTCCACAGGAGGTGTCGGCTCGGTCACTGTAGTTGGTGCTGCGGGCGTTTCTGTTACGGGGGTATCTTCTGCGGGTGGCGTCGGTTCTGCTACTGTTATTGGGGATGCTTCGGTATCTCCAACGGGTCTGGCGGGTACAGGACAAGTTGGCTCCGCTACAGTTGCAGCTAACGCTAATGTATCGGTTACAGGACTCGCGGCTACTGGTCAGGTTGGAACTGCGCAGGCTACTGGTCAGGGCATAGTTCCTGTTACAGGCTTAGAAGCAACAGGTGGAGTCGGCGGGGTTACTGTTACTGCGGTTGGTAACACCTCTGTTACTGGCGTTTCGGCTACTGGAGTTGTAGGCGCAGTTACTGCGGCGGCTGCGGCGGATGTTTCCGTTACTGGCGTTTCGGCAACGGGACAAGTTGGTCAGGCTGGGGTTTTACAAGGTGTAGCCGTTCCGGTTACGGGCGTGGCGGGCACAGGTCAGGTTGGTGACGCCACCGCATCCATTAGCATTGACGCGGTTGTTACGGGTGTATCGGCCACCGCAGGCAGTGGTTCGGTTACGGTAGTTGGAAAAGCCGACATCTCTCCAACAGGCGTTTCGGCAACGGGTCAGGTTGGTCAGGCAACGACCACGGGAACTTCTGTTGTCCCAACCACGGGGCTTGAAGCCACCGGAGCCGTTGGTTCGGTTACGGTCGATGCGGCGGGAGATGTTTCAGTCACTGGCGTATCGGCCACCGGAGCCGTTGGTTCAGTCACCGTTGACGAAAACGAAGTTGTAAATGTTACGGGGGTGTCTGCGACAGGATCAGTTGGATCGGTCACTGTTGATAATGTCACAACGGTAAATGTTACGGGCGTTGCCGCCACGGGTACAGTTGGTTCTGCTACAGTAGTGGCGCAAGCTACAACTCCAGTCACTGGATTGCAGGCAACGGGGTCTGTAGGATCTATTGAGGTTGTAACGGGATCCATCACTAATGTTACGGGCGTTGCCGCCACGGGTGCGGTTGGCGCAGCCACTGTTGATTTATCGCTAGATGTAGACGTTACGGGTGTTGCGGCGACAGGAGCGGTTGGGGATGTAACTGTCACGGGCGTTACATCTGTTCCGGTAACGGGGGTCGAAGCTACAGGCTCAGTTGGTTCGGTAACTGTAGACCTTGTTACGGAGGTTCCGGTAACAGGGGTAAGCGCCACTGGACAAGTAGGTCAGATCGCTGACTTTATTATTGGATGCACCGTATTCCCAACAGGCGTTTCTGCTTTAGGAGAAACTAACTCCGTACTTATTTGGCAAAGGATTGCTCCAAATCAAAATCCGGGCTATACTGAAACTACACCATCTTCTACCCCGGCTTGGAGCGACGAAACACCGTCTCAGACTCCAAACTGGGATGACATAGCAGCATAGGACAATTAAATGCCTAGTACATATACTTTAAACAACGGTATTGAGATTATCGCCACAGGCGAACAATCCGGTACATGGGGTGACACTACCAATACAAACTTGAGTCTGATCGATACCGCATTGGACGGTCAGGTTTCGATAACTCTGGCTGCAACGGGATCGTCAGGTTCTCCAAACGGCTTGCCTATTACAGACGGCGCAGCGTCCAACGGGCGTAATCGCTTGGTTATTTTTGGCGATGGTGGAGACTTGGGAGGCACGGCGTATGTGCAGCTTACCCCAAGCGATTCCGAAAAAATTGTTTATGTGCGCAATAACCTATCGGGTTCGCGCAGCATCTTGTTGTTTCAGGGTACATACAACGCTTCAAATGATTACGAAGTTCCTGCGGGGAAAACTGCGGTTGTGTTTTTTAACGGGTCTGGATCAGGGTCGGTTGCGGCAAACGTATTCAACAACGCTCACTTTGACGCCTTAAATGTTGTGGGTGCCGCAGCGATAGGCACCACTTTGACTGTGGGAACAAGCGTAAACATCGCTAGCTCGACCACCGTCAATGGTGTTTTAGATGAAGACAACATGTCTTCCAACAGTGCCACAAAGCTGGCTACGCAACAGTCGATCAAGGCGTATGTAGACAGTCAAGTAACGGCCCAAGATTTGGATATCGCGGGTGATGGTGGAACGGGGTCTGTTGATTTAGACAGTCAGACGTTTACGGTTGCGGGCACCACTAATGAAATTGAAACTGCGGCTTCGGGCCAGACCATTACGGTGGGTCTTCCCAATGCGGTGACAATCTCGACATTAACCGCGTCAACTGTTGATATTAACGGTGGTGCGATTGACGGCACTAATATTGGGGCATCTTCCGCCGGGACGGGGGCATTTACGAGCCTAACCGCTAATGGTGGTGGATCGTTGACAGGAACGTGGTCCAACTTAGGCACTGTAACGACAGTAGATATTAACGGCGGCACCATAGACGGCTCTGTGATTGGCGGCGCTTCGTCTGCGGCGGGTACGTTTACAACGCTTGTTGCGGATACGAGCTTGAATATTGCGGGTGACGGGGCAACTGTTACGGGTATTAAAGACGAAGACAACATGGCGTCTAACAGCGCCACAAAGCTGGCTACTCAACAATCTATTAAGGCGTATGTTGATTCTCAGGTCACGGCGCAAGATTTAGATTTCCAAGGGGATAGCGGCACAGGTTCGATTGATCTGGACAGTCAGACCCTTGATATTAGCGGCACTGCCAACCAGATCGTAACGTCTGCATCTGGTCAAACTCTTACAGTTAGCTTGCCTTCAACGGTTGCTACGACTACCGCAGATTTAACCAACCTTGAGGTCACGAACATCAAGGCCAAAGACGGTACTGCGGCGGGTTCGATTGCCAACAGCACTGGGGTTGTGACGTTTAGTTCAGCGGTTTTGACCACTGCGGATATCAACGGCGGCACTGTGGATGGCGCGGTTATTGGTGGGTCAACAGCGGCGGCGGGTACATTCACAAGTTTGAACGCTACGGGCGGCGTTTCTTTAACGGGAACATGGTCGAACTTAGGCACCGTCACTACGATTGATATTAATGGCGGTTCAATAGATGGTACTGTGATTGGAGCCAACAGCGCGGCGGCGGGCACATTTACAAACATTACCGCTACGGGCGGAAGCATTACGGGTATTACTGATCTTGCGGTTGCGGATGGTGGTACAGGCGCTTCTACTGCGGCGGCGGCACGAACAAATCTTGATGTAGACCAAGCTGGCACTGCGCTAGCGTTGGCTATCGCACTTGGATAAAGGATTGCTTAGATGGCAAACATATTTAAAAACTATACGTCTACTTCGGTAGGAACTGGAGCGACTACTGTTTACACGGTTCCGTCCTCAACAACGGCGGTAACGATTGGGTTGACGGTGGCTAACCGGACTTCGGCTCAGATTCTAATAGATGTCCAGTGCGCGGGAGCTTATGTTGTTAAGGACGCGCCGATTCCTACGGGCAGCGGCTTATCGGTTTTGGATGGCAAAATAATCCTAGAGACAACGGACACTGTTGTGGTAACATCTGACACAGCATCTTCTGCGGATGTGATTTTGAGCGTACTGGAGCAAACCTAATGGCGGGTTATGTTGGAACCAAGGCGGTTTTATTAAGCACCACGGCTGCGACTGTTGGCGGGGATGCTGACATTGGCGGTGCGCTGGATGTAGGTGGTGCGTTTACCTCGCAAGGCATTGACGATAACGCTAATGCCACAGCTATAACCATAGATAGCTCAGAAAATGTTGGGATTGGTGGCATTGCCGCTAGTAACAGTAAACTTCACGTTTTCGATAGTACAGCATCAGTAGATGATTACACTATTCACATTGAGTCATATACCCCTGCGTTAATTTTCCAAGATATTTCTGGCGGCCCTGCCATAGACTT